TATAACTTTTTACTTGCATTATATTTTATTAGGGGAAAGTTCAGCAAATGTTTTATTGTAGTGCTTTAAAAATTCTTTGGAGTGTACCTCCTTGTGTCCGTACTTACTTGTAAGTCTAAAGAACTCACGAGCCGGCATAGTGGCTACTGGTTTCCCTAGTACTGGATGCGTTGTGCCTCTTAGGTGTGCTGCTTGTTTAGCGGCAGCTGCTACTCTCTCGTGTTCTGTTTCTCTTTCTAATTTGAAACCATTCTTGATCTCTTGCATAAATGCTGCATCAATCTCATCATCTGTGAAATTCTTTGGTAAGTCCGTAATAATATCCATAATAGTTTTAAGTTAAAAAGAAAAGGTATAGGGGGCTTTCGCCCCCCGTACCGAATGTAAGGATTAAGCAGTTCCTTCGATAACACCGTGTGCTTGTGGGTGATATACTCCTAATGTAAGAGCACAATCCACGTAGCCACGCTCACCACCACCTTGGTTAGGTAGACGTGTTGATCCCATTGGGATTAACTCGTGAATACCAACGTATTCTGGGTTGATTAAGTATCCGGACTCACCAGCGGATGAACCGAAGTCTGGCATACAATCTGGATTACCGTTTACGATGGAAACGATACCGTGGTCTGATTGGTATAAATCAACAGTAAGTTTGATTTCACCAGCTCCACCGTCATAGTTTACTGAACGCACATTGTTTGTAGCTGAAGCAGTTACACGAGCGAAATCACTGATAACGCGGCGTAATTTAGTGTCAGCAACCAATGTTAGGTCATTAACTGTACCAGTTTCTTTGAAGATAGAAGCGATGATGTCATTCAATGTTGATTCACTGAATGCTGTAGCACCAGCTTCTGCAACTGTGTAGCGGCTGTCTGCTGGAGTACGGAATGCTGCTGGAACATCTGAGTCAGAAGCGTTAGCTTCTAACCAACGTCCTAAACCACGAAGGGCATAAGGAGTGTCGGAACCGTTTTCTACAGTACGATCTTGAGAACCAGCGATAGTTTTTTCGATATCGCGTTTAAGCTCACGAATTGCTTTAGCTTCTGCTTGAGCAATCTTAGCTGGTCCGACTGAATCAACTGCTTCTTGTAGATCAGATACTTGGTAATCGCGGCGGAACTTCTGAATGTAGTTACCTAGTTTTGCACGTCCAGCGAACTGATCAGTGAATGTACCTACGTCAGCACCTTCACGGATACCAGTTGATGATGGAGCAGCTAATGCGTCTACTGTCCACTCTACGAATGTAGCGTTTGCTTTCTGCTTTTGAGCAGATGAAAGGATTGGAGTTTCTTCCGGAGCAAGAATTGTCAAGACATCTGTCAAGTCTTCTCTGTTAGAAACACCAGATCCCGTATTTGTTGTGTCATATGTATTACTAAATGCCATAATATTTTAATGGGTTGTGTTTGTTTAACGATTTTTAATTTGTTGTGTTCTGAGAGTTATAAAATCACTCTTGTTGCCAGAATGTCTAAACCGTTGGTTAAGGTCTTTAAGTGCCTTAACGGACTTATTCACACCTTTATCTGATGATGCTCCGGCAGATATTGCTGCTTTTGGAGGTGTCAACGTAGCTGACTTCGGAGCTTCCTTGACTGGTTTACGTCCATAAATGCTATTCGCTGCGTGAGCCATCAGATAGTTAAGTTGAGCTGCAACTTCTGGATCTGCTTTTTCTCGTAGTGAATCGAATCTAGGATCTCCAATCATAGCTTCGTAGCTTTTGCGTACGTCATTGTCGTCTCCTTGTAACCAGTTCAACTCTTGTTCAGCTTGTGTATCAAAAGCTTCTTTGAGCTGATGTGACTGCTGTACTCTTTGAACTGTTTGTAGTTGAGATGGTAGGTACTTATCACGAGCCTTACGAGCGTTGAGTAAACTCTTACGCACATCTGACTTGGTTAATTCCTTGCCTTCAACTTCTGTTACTACATCTTCGGGTCCGTAGCCATCTGCATTGAATAATGTTTCCTCTGCCCATTCTATGACATCTGTTACTTCCTTCGCCTTTTCTTGTAATCCTTCTAACGTATCTACTGATGCGTAGGGATTATTGGCTACTTCTTGAGTTTCTAATGGATTATTATTTTGCAGTTGAGCTTCCATCTCTTTCAGCTTTGCTTCAGCAGCTTTACGTTTTGCTGTGAGCTCACCGAATCGAGCGACTGCTCTACTTCCTAGCTTCTCGGATAATTCTCGAAGATCGTCTTCGGACATATCATCTAGATCTAACTGTGAAAGAACATCTTCAGAACCTTCTGGTTCTTCAGTTTGTTCAGCAACGATTTCTTCACTTGTCTCCACCTCTGGACTCTCGACCTCGGTTTCTTCTGTTACTTCATCTGTTGCTTCAACTGGTGGAGCCACTTCTTGAGTTTCCTCAGTTAGTTGCCCCAAGCGGCGGTTTACAAAATCCGCTGCTGACATATTTGACTGTGACGCTGTTGTTTCGGTTGAGGGTTCAGCGACTCCCTCTGTGATTTCGTTTGACATAATGTTTGCACTCCTTAACGCCGAGCGATGGCGATAAATGTATTATAACTTATGTATCAAGCCTATCAGAAAAACGAACTTGGAGTTTTCTCCAGTCGCACATTTGTAGTATCTGATCGTATGTCAGAATGCGTCCAGATATTTGTTGTATCTGTTCGTTGCTTGCGTTATGTAGCTCTTCAATGGTTTCTTCACGAAGCTCTGCTACTACTTTTAGGAATCGAGCAAAGTGCTCGTGATTACCTAGTGATTGTAAGTCCTTTTCTAAACTCATAAATTATTCCGCTGCTGAACGCATAAGTGCTACAGTACGTGGTCCTCTGGTCTTTACTTGTTTGTACCACTTGGAATCAACCATTTCATCCGCTGCTGTACTGTAATCATTTTGCTCTAAAGCAGCTTTCATCTTCTTGAATGTATTCAGCTTACTGTATCCTAGATTGTATGACATATCAATCAATGCCATCTGTACATTCTTGGGACGGCTCTTGATGTTTGGGTCAAACTTCTGTAAATCCTTAATAGCTCTAGACAACGAGTAACTATATAGCGAAGATAATTCCTTGTCGGTTAATGACCTCTTGCCGGACTTTAGTTCTTCTCTGTTGAGATTCAATGCATCCAAGATGGGTTGATTAGTTTTGTCCTCTAGGTTGAAACCAATTCCGATAGTTGTATTACCGGCGGTGTCCTTGTAAGCTTTTGGTCTTACACCTTCGTTGACTCCTATCATTTGTGCCACTTCTTCGGCACCTTTATTTTTTGCTACAGCTCTCGCCACGTAGCCTTGTGCGGATAAATTATCAGCCATATTATATTCCTTGTGTGTTAATATCTCCCATCTGAGCTGGCTCTGTACCGACTCTACCGATTTGGGCGTTCTGTGCTTGTTGCATCTGGAAGGTGTATTGTCCGGCGTACTTCTCAAGTCTCGCAGCAAATGCTTCATCTGATTGAAGTCTTTGTGCAACGTCTGGCTGAGAAGCGTACTGCTGGATAACAGTAAGAGCAATTTGAGCACCGTTAGGACGTGCCGGCATTTCGATACCAGCAAATATTTTAGCGAGGTCATCTGTTACTTGTCGTACAACTTGTTCTTGAGCTGCTTCTGTAGGTTGTAGCACACGATCCGCGAGTACCGGATCAATGCTGTTAGCAGCCGCATCGAGCAAGCTATCAATGTTAATACGACCACTGCGGTCCAGTTGCGTGAGAGCAACCATTTGTTGAAGTTTCTTCTCTTGAGTCTCTGGATCCGAATTGAGGACATCATATGAAATCATTATGTCGTAGTTCTCATCTGGGTTACCCTTGTTGAAAGCTACGGGGTCTGGCGATCCGGTAACTCTAAAGAAAACTGAGTCCGGTCCAAACCGCTGGAAGCATTTATAACACATCTGTAAAACCTCTGCGGAGTGCTGTAAGAACTTATCAACTAAGAATTGTTTACGCACTTGAGAGATCTGAGATGTTTCATCAAGTCCACAAAGTCTGTCCGCTTGTGCTTCCATTGTCTTTTCTATTTCAATGGAACCAACTGGTGAAGGAGGAGTTGGAGCAAAGTCTAAGTCTCCCTTTCGGCGGTAAGGTATCATCCTTCCGGGACCCCAATCTGTTGGTGCTTGACCAACTGGGTGAAGAATCGGAGGTAGAGTGGCTAGACTGTTTCTATCAATACGTGAGTCCCTTTCTACTTTTACTTGATTCTGAATGCCGCGAAGGATGTCTGGAATAGTTTGAGTATCATAGAGCCTCTTACTATCTTCAGAAAGTTTTGTTACTACTACTGGATAATCTTCGTAACCGTTCAATAACTCGAACTTAGCATAGCCTTCACTGTACTCCTTGTGGAATACTGTGCAGTAAATACCCTCGGAACCATCTTCGGGATCAATTAATCGTTTGTATCCGTACACGATTTCAATTAACTCATTTGCTTCGTAAGCATTATCA